GAACCTGCCGTCGGCGGCGATGGCCTGGTCGGCGCGAGTCGGGTCGACTGCGGCGAGGATGCGGGTGCCTCGGAAGCGCACACCGGAATGGCAGACGATGGGCCAGCTGGCAATGTCCTGCGGCAGGAACTGCGGCAGTCGAGCGACCTCAAAGAACCCCGGTTGGGAATCAATCGGGCCATCCCAGAAGACGCCGAAGCCGCTCATGTAGGTCCAGCATTGCCCGCCAATGAGCGCGGCCACGGTCAAGGCGCAGAGCAATTCCGGATCGTTGACGCGACCGACGGAGACGCCCGCGCCCGGCCCCACTGGCTCCGTGTTGAAGGCGGGCTTGCTCGTCTTCCGCAGCGTGTCGTCGTAGCCATAGGCGTAGTAGTGCTCGACGATGTGTTCCCACGCGCCACGGTTGCCGTGGATGGTCAACGTGGTCGCCGGGTCCGCCGCCCAGTTCACGAACGAGCACGGCGCTTCCGGTTCCCAGCTGGTCATCGGCGGCGAGCACTGCGAGAGGCGCAACGGGTCGGAGTCGCCGCCAGGTGCGGACAAGCCGCGCAGCGCAGGCAGCCAGCCGGCGCCAGCGGCAAACGCTTTCAGCATGTCCTGACACAGCTCGATGCTGTTGCCGCCGTTCTGCCAGCCCTCGTTCGCCGACCAGACGCCCGCCAGCAGCTCGCGCCCGAAGGGCAGGCGGGCGTAGAGTTCGCCATTGCGCCGCATGTGTTCGAGCTTCTGCGACCGCGTCCACGAATTCATATCGCCACGGTCGTCCATCACCTTCAAGCCCAACGACTGCAGCATCGCGAGGAAGTCGGCCTTGCGCTCGTAGTAGTTCGGCGTGGCGGCGACGTGGCCGCCACTGTGGTTGATGAAGGCGACCGGCGTCACCTCGCGTCCGAGCCATGCAACGTCCCAGTAGCCGAGCACGTCGAGGACGCGGATGCCCGCGTAGACCTGCGCAATCGATTCGCATTGTTCGGTGACTTCGCGCTCGCGTCCGTGGCACCACGCCGAGAACAGTTCCATCGCGTGGCAGAACATCAGCAGGCGTGGCCGCGGAATCACTGCCTGCCGCCCCTTGACGACGGTCCGCAGGCCGCTCGCATCGCTGACGACACGCGCCTGCCGCGTCAGTTCGCCTTGCAGGCGGTTGAAGTTCGGCGGCGTGGGCGGCTTTGTCCACCAGTCGGGCGGGTCACTCGTCCACGCCTCCCACGGGCCGATGGTGTCGGCGCGCGCCGCCACCTGGCCGGCGACTTCGGCCGTGAGGAAGCGCCCGTGCGCGGACTGGAAGGCGAGCCGCCCGTCGACGAGCGGCATCATCGTCCACGTCTCCCACGGACCGACCTCGACGGCACGGGCATGGACCGAGGTGTCGAGTTCGGCGGTCAGGTAGTGCCACTGCCATGACCGAAGCGCCACCTGATCGCCATCGAGGCGTTCGACCTGAAAGCGTTCCCAGTCGCCGGCGAGCTCGCGGTCGGCGATGGCGGTCTGGTTTGTCGGCACCGAGAGGAAGCGAGCGTGGTCGCTCGTCAGGGAAATGATGAGCCCTTCAAGCGGCGGGAACTGTGTGCCGGGAAAGGCAAACGCCACCGGCTTCCAGCTGCCATTGGCGCGGCGGAAGCCGTAGTGGGACTCCGGTCCGGCCTCCGGTCCGTCGTTGATCTGGTAGCCGACGACGACTTCGAACCCGTGACCGGCGAAAAATGCCCGCTCCCATGCCATGTTGTCGGCCACGTCAGCCTCCGTCCAGCCCTCGGCGCTGTCGTGATAGCCGACCTCGGTGCATGCGAGCGGACGAGCGCCCACGATGGCGCGCAACGTGGCGACTTCCTCGTCGCGAGACGCGGAGCCGTCGTGCGGGTTATGCGGCGAGTCGCCGTCGGGGTAGCGATGAATCGAGCAGCAGATTTCCGGCGGCCAGGTTGACCACGGCAGCTGCCGCAGGAAGTTGAAGCCGCGAGGGTTCAGGTTCGACACCACGCCGACATAGAGGCGGCGTCCGTGCTCGAGGGCGAGCGCCACGCAGTCGTTGGCGAACTCGCGATAGGTGTCGACGGTCCAGCCGAAGTGCTCTAAATCGGGTTCGTTGCCCGCCTCGATGAGCGCGCCTTCGGGCAGGACGAGAATCTGCTCCGGTCGGCGGATGATGCACAGCGGCTGCAGCCCGGCGTCGAGCACTTCCTGCGCGAGCGCGGTCGTCTTCGCCTGATCGCAGTCCTGCAGGTCGAGGCGGATGATGCTGAAGCCGAGGGCGCGCAGTTCGTCGAGCACCGGGCCGATGGGATTGCCGAAGCCGACTTGAAGACCTGCTGCTGCTGTCATCGTTCCCCCTCTATGGCCGTGCCACATGCGTCACCGTGAGGCAGCGCGTCGGCAAGGTCAGAATCGTTTCGCTCGCCGTCACCACCTCAACGCGACAGTCCTGCCCGGCGCGATAGATGCGGACGCGGGCGGTGACGTAGTCATCAATCGCCAACGGTCGTCCGACCCAGACTCCGGCGGCGCAGCCACTCGCGAGCGCGGCGAACAGCGCGACGCGGAGTAGGCGCGCCGTCATCCGCTGCCGACCAGTCGGCGCAGCGTGTCCTCAAGCGAGAAGCGGACGCTCGATGCCGTCACGCTGAACTTGGGGCGCAGTCCGTCGGCAATGTCGATCTCGGTGATGGTCACATCCTGAATCGTCAGGACCGCCTGAATGGGCGGCACCGGCAGATTGATGCTCACGCGCTTGCCGCTCTTGGTCTTGGTGTCGCGAGTGGCGTACTGGACCGTGATGATCGGGCGTGAGAACAGCGCCAGGTCGGCATCGCAGCGGGTGATGAGCGACGGCTCCGACCGGCGCGCATCGACGAGCAGGAATTCCACGATGCCGTCGCTGCCATCGCGAGTGGCTTGCTCCGACTGCGCCAGCAGGTCATCGCGTTGAATCCAGATATGCACCGCCGCGCCGCGTTGCATCGCCTTCGACAGGCCGGTCACGGCGATGAGCGTCGGGGCAGGCGTGGCCTGCTGCCCATAGAGGATGGTGGTGACAATCGCCCCGGCGCCAGTCGCCGGAATGCCAGTAAGCAGCTGCCCGCTGACGCCGTAGTAGCGCAGCACCTGGCCGCCGCCGGTGACGACCCAACCGCCAGCCGGATCGAAGGGCGCAGGACTGGCGACGATGAGCGTCGGCGAACCGGGGTTGACCTGCCCAGTGGGTTGCGTCAAGCCCGAGGTGTCCGCCGAGGGCGGCGTCGGCTGGCCGGCCAGCGTGGCATCGCTGACGTTGAGCATCGCGTCGCGGGTGGTGTTGTCGGCGATCGCCATCGCGAGCCGTAACGTGCCGCCGCCAGTCAGGGTCATGTAGATCTCGCGGCTCGTGACCTGACTGCCGCCGGTCGGGATCTGCGACATGGAAATCTGGTTGCCGGTCGCGGTGTTCGTCGAGGGCGGCGCGGCCCCCAGTCCGCTGTTCGGCGTTCCGTCGGTGTAGGTGGTCTGGTTGGCGCTCGTCAGCTCCGTGAGGAACCGCCACGCGCCTGCGCTGAAGCGATAGAGCCGTCGACCGCCCGACGGACTGAGCGGGATGTTCGTGACCGGCACTCGCTGCTGGGCGGTGCCGGTGGTGTTACTCGTCGGCGCATCCTGCCCGAGCGAACTGTTCGCCTTCGTGTCGAGGTACGTGGTGGTGCTGTTGTCGTTGAACGTCGCGCTCAGTTTGAACGTGCTGAAGCCAGTGGCCGCGCTGTAGAAGCGGCGATACAGTTTGCGTCCGGTCACGCCTGCCGGGCCGGTGTAGAAGGTGAGCGGCAAGTTCTGCGCGGCCCGGCCCGTGCCATTCGTCGACGGCGGGTTCGCGCCGAGCTGCTGGTTCGGCTTCGTGTCCGTGTAGACCGTGGCGGTGTTGTTGGGGATGGTGTCGAGCAATCGCCAGCCGCCGCCCGCGCTGTTGCGATACAGCTTCCGTTGCGTGACGGTGCCGCTGCCGGTCGGAATGTTCGTCAGCGGAATCTGGTGCGCCGCCTGGCCGGTGCTGTTGACCGTGGGCGGCACGGTGCCTTCACTCGCGGGCGCGATGTTGTCGATGTATTGCGTCGTGCTGTTGTCGGTGATGGTGGTGATGAGGCGATACGCCGACGACTGCGCAAACGGGTCGGTGTGCCGATAGAGCTTCCGCGCCGTGGTGCCTGCTGGCCCGGTCGGAATGCCATAGACCCGCGCCTGCCAGCCTGGTGGGGTGCCGCGTGGCCCGTCTGGACTGCCGAACCCGCGTTCGTAGTAGGCATTCGAGGTGTTGATTGACGAGTCGTTCAGCGTGTCCTTGTAGTACTTCGTGACGTTGTCGTTAATCGTGGCGATGAGATAGCCCATGCGACCGGACGGGAGATTGCCGGCCTTCGTCCGATAGAGATTGCGCTTCACCACACGCGGATCGGCAGACACTTCCAGTTTGGTGAACTCCACGGCGGTGCCCGTCGACAGCTGCACGATGGTGCTGTACTGCGCGATGTCCGTTTCGTAGCCGCTCGCCGTGACGCCGGAGAGGTGATAGGTGTACTGGCCCGGTCCCATGCTGCCGCCGCTGACCGAGCTGCCATTCCAGATACCGGGCGGGCCGACGGGCAGCGGTGGGGAATCCGCACCCGTGGACCGTGCGCCCGGCGTGGTTTCCCCGACGGCGGTGACGAAGGTGCAGAGGTAGTAATAATCGTTCGCGTCGTTGAGATTTCCGGCGACGACGGGCGACACCGGGTCATCAGCGGGCTGGCCTGGTGCCGCCAGTTCCCCCGCATTCTCGACGGTGCTGACGCTCGCACTCTGCGAGCCGAGCGTCGTCTCGCCCTCTGCGGTGACGAAGGTCACGGCATAGGTGTGCGCGCCAATGTCGACGCCTGCGCCAATCTGCGGCGTGTTGACTGTGGGCGCACCTGGCGGGTTGACGCCGCCGACAATGTTGCCGTTGTAGACCTGATTGCCGATTTGACTGGGCGTCGTCTCGCCCTGCGCGTTGACGAACGTCTGGACGTAGTCGTGGTAGCCGACGTCGACGCCTGAACCATCGACCGGAGTGCCGATGATCACCACGCCATCTGCGGGGATTTGCCCGAAGGCGGCACTCGTATGCACCACGTTGCTCGCCGGTCCCAACGTCGTCTCGCCGCCGATGGCGAGGTTCGTGATGGCGTATTGGTGGTCGCCTTCATCCGGTCCGGTGCCGCTCGTCGCCGCGCCTGCGACCGGGGCTGCCGTCGGCGGCGCGACCGGACCAATCGTGATTGCGCCTCTCGGCCCGGCGAGCGACTTGCCATTCGCCGTGACATGCACCACCGCGACCTCGTGCAACCCATTGGCGACGACGCCGCCGGCGGCGAGCGCGAGGGCCGGCGCGTTGGCGGGCGCGGCACCTGGCCCGACGAGGGTGCCGCCGAGCGGCTTGTTGACGCCGCCATAGGTGATGAGCTGTGACTGCGCGCTGTCCGCCGTGGTCCCGGCGATGGCCTTGCCGCCCGTCTGCGTGAACTGCGTCCCGTCCGTGATCGGGATCAGCGTCTCGCCCGCGTTGACCGCCGCTGGCACGTTCTCGCCGTAGCCCTTGCCATACACGCGGGTGCGGAGCTGGCTGACGTCGGTCGTCAGGCGGATGGGCGGATCGTCGAGGGGCGGGTGCGCGAGGTCGACCGGATCGGGCGGGTCGGTGGTGTCCTCGATGAACAGGTGCAGCGCCTTGTTTTCGATCTTCGCGTAGCCGCCGACCATGTTCGCCAGGCGCACGAAGGCGGCAATCATCGTCTCGCTGCCATCGCAGACAAACGTGACCGGCGGCAGTCCGGCTTGAATCCTCGTCGTGAAGCCCGGCGGCGCGTAGGTCGCAATGGCGGCGGCGACCGTCGACGCGCTCACGTCGACCCAGCTGCCGAAGGGGCGACGACGGTTCGCCGCCTGCGTGTCGTCGATGGCGCTCGTCGGCCAGTGCTGGATCGAGGGCTTGCTGCCCTCGTAGCTGCGGTCGACGGTCTGCAACGTGCCCGAGAACAACACCTGCGCCGGATGACTGAGGCGAATCTCGAGCGGCAGTCCGACCTGCGGCACGGCGGTGCCGCCGAAGGTGAGCGACGCGGTGTTCGGCGCATCGTTCAGGACGTCACGAATGCTCACGCCGTCTTTACGGACCTTGCCGCTGACGTTGATGCCGCCGAGCCAGAACTCGCCGCCATAGAGCCGGGCGAGCTGCGCGCCGGCGTCGAACTCGATCAGCGCATTGAGGGCGCGTAGGAAGATTTGCGTGGTGAGCTGCGCGGTGGCCGTGACGGGGATCGTCGCGTCGGCATTGAGGCGAGACAGCGCACCGAGCCGGGCAGGCTCGACGCCGACGCGGATAGTGATCGCCGCCGCCAGGCGCGAGGTGCCGGTGACGGTGCCTGCATACGGGACACCGCCGAAGGGGGTGCCGCCATAGGTGGCGGAGTAGGCGGCCAGTCCCGCATGCGCGTCGCTGAACTGCGCGGTGGCCGTGACGCTGACCGACGGGCTCGCGAATAGTCCCGCAACGGCGGCGACGACTCCCGCAAACGGTGCGCCGCCGAAGGTCAGGCCGCCGAACATCCGTTATGCCTTCACGGGCAGCAGGGGTGGCAGACGAGCGAGCCAGCCGCGCAGGCGGTCGACGACGATGGCGAACAGCGACGGCCCGTCGACGGCAGGCCGACGAGCAAGCGCCGTCTCCAGTGCCTCGATGCGAGCGGTCAGCGCCTCGACCTGGCCGTCGTGCTGCTGCCAGCCGACGATGAGGTCGGGCACGTACTTGCTGTAGTCGGTCATCCACGGATGGCGCGGCAGACCGGCGTCGTCGAGGGCATCGGTGCCGACCATGATCGCCGCCGGGAGCACCGTCGCCGCTTCCTGCGCGAAGACACCACGCGCCCGGATGCCATCGGTGAGCCAGTCGAAGTCGTGCACCCGAGTGCGGCGCAGCACGTCTGTCTCGGTCACGAGGCCGCGATCACGTTTGAGCCGTTGGTCAGAGGAGGTGTTGTACGCCGTGGTGGTCGGCGTCGGTGAGGCGATGCTGCCTTGGATGTTGGTGGCCGCATTGTGGAACAGCAGATACGACCCGCCCGACGCGTCGACGGTCGGCGCGATCGCGATCCCCGGCCCGGTCGCGGGCGCGAACGTCATCGCCAGTGGCGCGGGATAGACGATGTTGCTGGAGCGACCCATGAAGGTCTGCCCGTTGACGGCCCAGTTCCCGGGGCCGGGGTCGGTCACGCTCGCCCATGAGAACCCGCCGCTGCGGTGCATCCGACCGCGTTCTAGTGCCGGCCCTGTATAGAATTCAATTTGCCCGCCGGCCACATCTCCCGCCCACAGTCGCGCCACGCCGGGTGCGCCGGCAAATTCATTCCCGAATAAGTCGATGTTCGCGCCGCGTGACAGATGCCCGCTGCCGCCGCCGCCGATGGAGAGGTACGTGTTATCCGCGCCGTCGGTCGTGTTCGTCGTGATCGACGACGCCGCCCCAAGCACGATCTTTCCCGTCACGGAGAAATTCCCCACGCCGGGGTCAACGATGCCGCCCCATGAGAACCCGCCCGACGCATGGATACGACCGCGTTCGACCGTGTTGCAGAGAAATGCCAGTGCCCCTTTGGTATCAATACTCAGCCCGATCGGCGCCGTGCTGCCCACGACCGAGGCCGAGCCGACATATGCGTCAACCGTCGCGGCCCGCTTAAACGTGAGAAAGCCGCCGCCGGGTGCGGTGCTTTCAAAGATGATCTGCGGTGTGGCCGCGACACCCGCGCCCACGTTCACGTTTCCCGGCGTCGTGATTTGCGGGAAGTTCACGCCGCTCTCCACGTCGGTGAGCGCCTTGACCGTGATGGTCGCTGCGAACAAATCCCCGACCACGATGGCGCGAGCGACAGTGCCTTCCTGTGCGCGGGTCATCGCGGTGATTGCATCGCCGGTCATCGCGGTGACGCGCACAATCTCGGCGCTCACGGGTGTCGGCAACGTCGACGCGGGCCAGACGGTGGCATTGAACGGCACGGCTGGCATCCGTGCGCCTTCGCCGGTCGCCAGCGTCAGCGTCAGGCCCGAGGTCGCGGGACTCGGCGCCGTGGCGACCGTGGAGATCGCAAGGTTACGATGGTTATCGAACGGCATTAGACGCCCACTTCCTCTATAGTTGCGACATGCGATTGATTGACCTCACGGGCCGCCAGTTCGCGCGCTTGACAGTCCTGCACCGTGACGGTGTCATCAGCCGCAAACCCGCTTGGTTGTGCCGTTGTCAATGCGGTGAGATCCGACGGGTCTTGGGGTCCAACCTTGTTAGTGGTAATTCCAGTAGTTGCGGATGCTTGCAACTGGATCGAGTCACCAAGCACGGACACGTCAGCGGGCATCGATCTGGTCATCGTCGGTCGCGTGAGTACGACACGTGGTCCAGCATGATCGACCGTTGCGAAAATCCACGCGCCAAGTACTACCGCCACTACGGCGGTCGCGGGATTCGCATCTGCGACCAGTGGCGACATGACTACTCGGCCTTCTACGCCGACATGGGGCCACGCCCGACTGAAAAGCACACCCTCGAGCGCATCGACAACGCGCGCGGCTATTCGCCTGACAACTGCCGATGGGCCACCCGATGGGAACAGGCGCAGAACCGCCGCTCCATCAAAGGCGACCGGCATGGTCACGCCAAACTGACGGAGGACACGATTAGGGCCATCCGAGGCGCCGATGGAACACAACGCGAGATCGCTCGGCGGTTCGGCATCAGTCAGGGGCACGTCAGCGATATTCGCCACAGGAAAAGATGGGGCCATGTCCAGCCTTAGCCTCCGCCGATGCTCGTGAGCCGCCCAGCCGTGAAGCGACGTCCTCGATCGATCCAACCGTAACGGCTGCGCATCAAAGGGCATGGTCGTTCCTCAAGCGATGGTGACGGTGAGCGCATCGACGCCGAAGGTCGGCGCAGGATCGCCATTGATGATTTGTCGCGACGCCGCGAGCGGTGCCCAGACGAGGAGATTGCCCGTCGTCGGCGCATCGAAGATGCCGATCGCCACGACGGTGCCCCAGTTCCCGGTCGGCACGGGATAGGCGACGCCGACGGCATTCGACGTCACGCCGCCGCTGCCCGAGCTCGCGCCCGACGTGCCGCCCTGCGTGGCTTTCCAGTTCGCATCCGTCGGAGCCAGGGCGACGCGGGCATAGCCGCCGCCGGCCACTTCGGTGCCGCCGCCGGGGTCACTCGGCGCGGCGGTGAACAACCCGATGTAGAGGGCGGGCGGCTTCGCGAAGGACGTCCCGCGAAACAGGTGGTCAATTAATTTGTTTTCGAGGTAGTCGCTGGCTTGGCTCATGGTGCCTCTATGTGGTGGCGAGCTGAGTGCCCGCCCGGACCGAGCGCATGATGTGCTCGCTGACGCGCCGCGCCAGGTTCGATTCGGTGTCGACGAGATGGAAGACGTTGGTGATGCTCGCGCCGCCGCCATTCGGGGCAATCGTGCCGCTGACTCCGGGCAGGAACAGTTCCGGTCCGGCCTCGCCGACGACATAGGCGGAGCCTGCGGCCACGGGTCCGCCGCCCGCTCGCGGTTGGATGCCGGTGAACGCCGAGCCCATGCGGGCGATGGCATCGTATTGACTGCCCGAGGTAAACAGCCCGTTCTGACTGAGGATGGCATTGGCGGCAGCGGTGTACTGCTGCAGTTCGATCCATTCCTTCACGTTGCCGATGGTGAGGTTGATCTGCGTGTTCAGCTGCGCCTGCGCATGGGCGGCTTGCGTCGCGCCGTCGACCGCCTGGCTGCCTGCCTCCGACGAGGCCGCGCCCGCTTCGCCCCATGACTTGATGAGCGCCTGATTTTCCTTCTCGATCTCGGTCTGCTGCTTGAGCGTTTCGGCGTCGAATTCTCGGGCGGTTTTGTTGACCTTGGCAATTTCGCTCATCTGCTCGACGTAGGCTTTGCCCGCCGCCATTTTGCCTTTGTGAATTTCCGCTTCCTCTTTGTCGAACTTGGCGCGGTCCGCCATCAGGGCGGCATCGCGGGTCATCAGGTCAATGCCCTTCTGGTTGTTCTCGTTGCGTTCCTTCTGGTCGGCGATGTGTTGCGTCCACGCGGCGCGCTGCGCCTTGAGCGCGTCGTTCTGCGCGAAGATTGCGTCCGCGTTCCGCCGACCGGCAGTGGCGTCTTGGTCGGTCGCCGTCGCGTTGTCGATCTTCGCCTGCGTGTCGATGCCGAGTGAGAGGGCGAGGTCGTCGAAGTAGTGCTTTTCCTTGCCCATCGCTTCGAGCAGCGCGTCCTTGACTCGCGCCCATCCGGCTTCGGCGGCGGCCCCCTTCTCGATGACGGCGAGGAAATCGTTGAGCCCTTTGGTGATCGGTCCGAGCACATTCGTCGCCGCCCAGACGGTGATTTTCTGTGAGAGGCGATCCCAGTTCTCACCGGCGGCATCGAGGGCGGCGACGGTTTCCTCGCTCATGACGCCGTTCAGCTCGCGCCAGCGGTCGATGGCTGCCTGCGTCCCCTCGGCTGCGCCGCCGAGGGCGCTCGCCATCTTCGTGCCATACAGCTCGATGGCGGCGGTATCACGGGCAGTGCCGTTCAAGGTCGCCAGCCCGTTCTGCAGGGTGGTGAACAGTTCCTCGCCCTTCATGCGGCGCACCTCGTCGAGCGAGAGGCCCATCGACTTGAGCGCCGCCACCACGCCCGCATCGCCGCCGGCAATCGCCTGGCTGGCCTTGAACAGCGCCCGGCCCATCGCATCGCCTTCGATGCCGAACTCGCGCATCGCGCCTTGCATCGTCTGCAGGTCTTCGACGGCGATGCGCGTCGAGGCCGAGAGGTCGGAGAGCGCACCCGCCTGATCGATGGTGTCCTTGATGAAGTTCATTGCCCCGCGACCGGCGGCCATGATGCCTTGGAACGTGAGGTACTGCAGCGCGAGCTTCTTGACGTTGTCGGTCCACGATTCGGTGCTCGTCGCCGCGCCCTTGGTTTCATCGGCGAGCTTGCGGATGCCGTCGGGCACGTCCTTGCCGAGGGCTTCTAATTTCTTGACCGCCTCTTCGGCGGTGACGCTCATGCGCGCCAGTTCCTTCTGCGTGAACGCCGCCGCGCCGCCCATGTCTTCGAAGACCTTCGCCATCAGCGTGGCGTCTTGGACAACCTTTTGCCCGGAGAAGGCATTGCCCATGCGCGACAGCGCGCTCTCCACCTTGGCCGCGCCGCCTTCGAATTGGCGCAGCTTGATTTCCGCGGCGTCGACCGCGTCGGTGAACTTGCTGAAATCCGCGCCCATGACGCCGGTCAGCGCCATGTCATCTCCGGTTCATCCTCAGGCTCCAGTGTCGCGGCACGAGCGGCGGTGACTTTAGCTTCCGCCGCCTGCAGCATCTCGAGCAGTACGCCATGCACGTCGGCATCTAGGTCGCGGACCCACTCGTAGCGCCAACCAAATCGGCAGGCGAGCGCGAGGTCGCTGGCGACGCCGTGTCGCCAGCCGGGCTTTTTTTTTCGGCACTGCGGAACGCTTCCATCGCTTCGCTGTGCGCGTCGATGGCGGTCGCAATCTCGCGGAAGTCTTCCGGCGTCAGCGTGTCGAGCACGATGGCGACGTCCTCGGGCGGCAGGCCACGAATCGGCACGGGCCGCCCGTCGTCGTCGGCGAGCGACCAGTCGACCAGGTAGGCGAGCATCGTCGCGAGGCTGATCTGAAAGCGGTCCACCGTCAGCCCGTCGGCGTTGCACATGCGAGCGAACATCGCTCGCTGTTCGCCAGCGGTCAGGCGGCGCTTAACGGTGAGCGTGTCGCCATTCGCCAGCCGCAGGGTGCTGACCTCAGGTCGTCCGAAGCGTGAGCGTTTCTCCATGCGTCCTCAATGCACCGGTGGTTCGACGCGAGCGACGAACGTGCCCGGCCCGACCTGCAGGTCGACGACCGGAAACGCCCAGAAGCCGCCCGCTCGCGGGGCGGTGAACAGCAGCGGCTTTTGCCGCGCCGAGAACGGGTCGACGCGGGTCAGTCGTCCGCGCAGCACCATCTGCCCTTCGACTTTCGCAATCGACCACGGCCCGACCACGACGGCGGGGCGATAGCCCCAGACGATGCTGCCCGCGTTGCCAATGAGCCGCAGTCGACCGCGAAACATTTACGGGGCGACTCCCATCACCCACGGCCCGGCGGCCATGAACGTACCTTGGACGGACGGCGCGCCCTCGACGGCGGTGTCGATGCTCGCGTCCATGTAGGCGAGGCCCGACCACTTGAACTCTGGCTCGGTGGAGTTCGGCTGCAGTTCCAGCTTGCCCGGCGTCTCGGCGTCGGCGGCTTCGAACAGCGTGACCTCGTCGGAGTTCCAGAACCCGCTGATGGTGCCGTTCAGGTCTTTCATCCCTGGCACGTAGACCTTGTTCACGTCACCGAAGCAAGTGACGTTAATTTTCTCGGTCTTGAGATCGAGCTTCCATTGGTTGAGCGACACGATCTCGACGGGCGTGACACCCGTGGGGTCGTAGAGCACCTTGCCGAAGCGTCCTGCTTTAATCACCGGAACCTCCCTTGAAACCCTCTATGCCGCCGTGGCAATCGGCGCGACCATGACCTCGTAGCGTCCGCCGCGGTGCTGCCACATCGCGTCGTTGTCGACTTCATCCGGCTCGGTATCCCGTGCGCGGCCCGTGCGACTGGTCAGCCCGTGGTCGTAGCCGACAATCGTCAGCGGCTGGTGTTGCAGCAGCTCGTGAATGCGCGCCGCCGCTCGACCGGCATTGGTGCCATCGATGTGCCGCTCGACGGCCTTGACCAGATAGATGGTGCGTTCGAAGGCGCAGCCGCCGAAGACGTAGGTGTCTTCGTGGAATTCCATCGCCACCACGACGTAGCGGGTGCGACCTGGCGGCGGCACATCGAAGTAGACGCCGTCCGGCATGAGCGTCCGCAGCTCGGCGTCGGCGCGCAGCACGGCGAGGATGGCGGCATCGACGTTAGAGGGGTCCGACACCATGCACCTCCACGACGTCCATGCCTGCACTGCGCAGCAAGTCGGCCAGGTCCCGCTCGAGGTCGCGGCGCTGTTCCATCATGATGGGAATGAAAATCTTGGCGCCGGGCATCGGGCCGCGGTTGTAGCCAAGGTCGGTCTGCCGCGACGCGGTGCCCGTCTCGTAGATGAAGGCATGCGGTGCCGAGGACACCACGCGCCCGATCGATCCATACCGCGACGACTTCATCGACCACTTGACGCCCTCTTTGAGATTGCCCGTCACGACGGGGTAGGCGTCCTTGACGGCATCGGCGGCGGCTTTGGTGTGCGCCTCGACGAGCGCGTTGCCCTCGTCGGCCAGCCACTGCGGGAGCTTTCTCAATTCCATCAGCAGGTCGGCCAGCCCGGTGAAATGAAACGTGGTGTTGGGATTGGTCTGCATCACTCCACCACTTCGGTGCAGGCGATGATCGATTGGGCCTTGCGCTCGTCGTCGTTCGCCACGCCGGTGACGGTGAAGGTGCGCCCGTCGAACATGATGCGGACCTTCGTGGTCATCGCGGCATGGAAGGGCATCTTCACCACATGCGACGCGGACGAGATGATCGCGCCGTCCGAGAACACGCGCTCCATGTCGACGGCGCTCGCCGGTTCGATTTTCGAAAACATGCGCGGCGGCACCAGGTCAATCCACGACTGCTCCCAGCCGCCATCGTCGGTCGGCACGGGCGGACCGGGCTTCTGCAGCCAGACACGATGCGGACGCGGCGCGACTTGCGGCGGCGCAATCACGGCAGCACCAGTTCAAGGAACGGCGTGATGGCTTCGTCGTACCCATAGGGCGTCGTGCTGGCAATGGTGCCGACTGTGGCCAGGTCGCGGCCGGCGGTCGCGTAGTGCGCGGTCAGCAGGCCGACGGCTTGCAGGAGCAGCGGCGGGATCGCCGCCGGTTCCGGCCAGCCGCTCACGATGCGCACCCGATACGGCTGAAAGTTCCGCACCCCGGTCGGCCACACCGCGCCGCTGATGCCGCTGATGCGCGCGCCAATGTGGTCGACGATGTAACTGGTCGCGGGCACGATCTGCTCGATGCCGGCGCTATCCGTCCAGTTCAGCGACACGACTTCGATGAGCGGGCGCGCACTCGGCGGCAGCGTGATCACGGACGGATCGACCAGGGCGTCATAGAACACGTCGCGCACCTGCGAGAGCAGCGACACGCCCACGTCCTTTTCCACCTTCTGCCGCGCGGCCGAGATGAACGCCTGCATCAGCGCATCGCGCTCGTCGCCATCGACCCATTCGAGGCCGGCGCGCAGCTTGCCTTCGTTCAGCGTCAACGGTTCGCGCGGCCGGGTGCGAGTCACCGTGCCGGCGGCGCCGCCGGCCGCGGCCGTGGTCACCGGGATGGAGAAGCTGGTCGCGTCGATGCGGGTGATGACGTGCGCGCCATTCAGCGCCGAATCAGCGCCGGCAATCGTGACCATGTCGCCGGTCACCAGATAGTGCGGCGTGGCGGTGGTGACGATCGTCCGCGGCGCCGGTGTGCCGACCGCGGTCGCGGCAATCGACACCGCCGGCTGCACCAGCTGCGACAACACGTGGCGCGCGACGTAGGCGAGGCTCATCGGCGCAGGTGTCCCCGCTTGCGGCGATAGGTGCCCGTCTCAAACGTGGGGTTCGCCGGCTTGGGTGCCGGCGGCGCCGTGTGCAGCTGGCCGCGCGGGTCGGCCGGCAAGGCCAGAGCGGGCATCGGCGCCTGATCGCGGGCGGGCAGCTGCACCACGGCCGGCGGGCCGCTCGGCGCCGTGCAGCTGGTGTGCGGCGCGCCGCAGACCGGACACGGGCCGGGGTCGCCACGGTGCAGTTGGTAAATGATCATCCGGTGCTCCACGTGGAACACGCGACCGGCCGCGGTGGCCGGCCGCGCGAGGTTGTTAGTTCAGCGCCGTGCATTCGCCAAACGCGGACGGTCGATACACCGCCAGCGCGAGACGTTCTTCCGCGCGGATCGCAACCAAGTTCTTCACGAAGAAGTCCTGATGGCTGTTGCTGGCCTCGACCCGGATGCCGCCCTTGTCGAAGATCTGCGACTGCGAGCCGAAGGCGCCGCTCAGCGAGATGCCGGCCGGGATCGAGGGGGTCACGCTCACCGGCAGACCCCAGAGGGTCGGTGCCAGCGCGCCGGCAAACGGGCCGTTGCCGTAGTACTGGCCGGTCGTGTCTTTCGACAGCGCGATCTTCGTCCAGTTCGCCGGGTTGACCACGTGCCCGTCGGGCATGATGAGTGACGCCGCGAAGATCGCCATCGTCTGGATGAAGATCGCGTCGATGTTCGTCTCGGGGTCCACGCGGACATGCGCCGCGGTGAGGCCCACGCGATCCCGAACGCCGCTGATGTTTGGCGGTGTGCCGTTGCCATTCAGGAGTTGATCTTCCTCGGTCAGCCCGATGCCGACCCGCAGGCGCGCATCGATGTAGGACGCAATCTGCGCGACGTCCTCCAACATCTCCTCGGTGACCGGCAACCAGTGCGCGATCTTCTGCACCAGGTCGGTCACCTGCTCGAAGATGAGCGTCGATTCCGGTTTGGCTGCGCCTTCCGCCACGGCGGCGGCGGCATTGGTGAAGGTCTTTTCCACCATGTAGACGACGGCGTTGCTGTCCGTGGTGCCGGGTGCCATCAGGTCGCGCACCGTCAACCGCTTGGTCGGCAGCGGCAGGATGCCCGGTCGATAGTCCGGGATGACGAGCTTGCCGCCGCTGGCCGGGTCGGACGTGATCGTCGCGGCCTTGAGCCAATCGCGGTTTAGTTCGGCCGAGGGCGCCGCCCAGTTCCGCGAGCCGTGGTGCCGCTTGTCGCGGAAGAACTGGCCGGCGGCGCTGGCAATGAACTGCTGGCCGAGGGACCGCGGCGTGGCGATCTGATCGGGGGTGGTCGCCGCCGGCGCCATGCCGTCCGTCAACCGGGAGAGTTCCGCTTGCAGGTTGCCGGCCGCTTCGGCCTGCGCAATCCGGTCGCGCAGCTGCCGCGCATCCGCGGCCAGCGCCTCACACGCCTGATATTCCTCGGGCGTCATCGCGCGGCCTTTGCCGGTGACCTTGCCGTCGGCGTCCTTGTTCTCGTGCGCTTCGCAGGTCGCCATTGTCTTAGCGAGCAGCGACGCGGCCGCCGCGGTCTTGGCGGTGAGGTCGCGTTTCATAGCGTCAATGTTCATAGCCGTATCCCCTATCGCTGTCGTTACAGTGAAAGCTCCAACAGCTGCCGTTGAAGCTCGGCTGGCGACGGGCAATCCTGGGATGTGGCCGACGTGCCCGCCGGCTCCTGATCCGTGTTACCTGCCGACAGGTGTGTCGTGGCCTCGCGGTCCACGGCCTCCGGTGACGCGGCCAGTAGCCGCGCAAGCGTTTCTTCGAGCGTGACGACCTTGTCGATCATGCCGAGGGCGAGCGCATCGGCGGCGCCGTAGAGATGCGCCTGCCATTCGTTCCTGACCTTCGCCGCCGTGGTGCCGGCGCCGCGCCCGCGGACCACGTTGTCCACGAATTGCGCGTACGCCTCATCGACCATCGCGGTCAGGCGCGCCGTGCCGGCGTCATCGAGCGGCACCGACGGATTGCCCAGCAGCTTGCCCTTCCCTGCCGAAATGAACGTGCGCTTGATGCCCATCGCATCGAGGGCGGCGGTAATGTCGTCGTGCATCATGTAGGTGCCGATCGATCCGACCAGCGCCGAGGGCGCCGCGTAGATCGCGGTCGCGGCGCTGGCAATGTGGTACGCCGCCGACCCGGCAAGGAACTGCACCTGCGCGACCACCGGCTTGACCGCGCGCGCTTTCATCACCTGCGTCGCAAACTCCGCATTGCCCGCGACGCTGCCGCCGGGACTGTCAATGTCGAGGATGATGGTCTTGATCGCGGGCAGGCTCATCGCCTCGGTCAGTTGCTGCCCGAGCTGCTGGTAGGTGCTGCCGCCGAAGATTTCTGTGAACCAGTTCGGCCGCGGTGCGATCACCCCGTGCACCGGAATGATCGCGAGGCTGCCCGCCTTCGGCTGCTGCAGCGTCTTGCGGTTGACCAGCGCCACGCGCTCCATCTCCGAGTCTGTGCCGAGCGCGAACCCGCGCGCCATCACGCCGGCCACGACGGTCATCGCCTCCGGGGTCAGCGACCACGGATGCGCCAGCGCGAAGTCCATCAGCGCGTCAGAGGAATGGTTACGCATAGACGGCGCCTTTCAACTGTTGGTGTTTCAGGAAGGTGATGCGCGCGGCCAGCGCCTGCGCCTGGTCGGCGCCAATGAGCGGCGTCAAGTCCTCCGCGAGCTCGAGACCCCACCGCACCGTATCGAACGTGGCGGCGCGGTCGCCGGCTGAGACTTTGTTCAGCCGCTGCGTCAGGCGCGCTTGCCACGTGTGCAGCGCATCGGCCACACTGGGATCGCCGTCCTCGACCGGCACCACGGCGGCAATCCCATCGGCACCAGCGGTATCCACATGCGCGCCGCTCGCGGCCGGCCCGCCCTGCTGCGCAGCCAACTGGTCGGCGCTGGGGTCGTTCTTGATCGCCGGCAGGTTGATGCGGGCGCGCCCTTCGTTGGCCGTCATGATCGGCCGGCCGACCGACGATTGCAGTGAGGCGGCTTGTTCCTCGAAGCTGCCCTTCAGCTTGTCCGCGATGTTGAACTCGAGGTACACGCGCGCGGTGTCCTCGCACTCGGGCAGCAGCTGCGCTTCGAACTCCTGCTGCAACATTTCGAGCCACGGCCCGAGGGAATCCTGATACAGCTGCTTGTGCTGTTCCTTGATGTTGCTGAATGTCGCGTGTTCCAGAATGCCGACCATCGGCAGCGGGATGTGGTACGCCGCGGCGCATTCCTCGCGCGTCAGCTTGCGCGCCGACAGGTACTCCGAATCGCGCGCGCTGAACGCCGTGTCCTTGAAGCTCAGGCCGCGCGGGATGATCGCGGTCATGCCGGCTCTGTTGCCGCCGAGGGAGAACTCCGACCATTGTTCGCGGAACCGTTGCAGCTGCTCGTCGCTGTACTTCGGCGCGTCCTTCTGGATTTCGATCACGCCGTCCTTACGACTGTGATTGCGCCAGTAAATCTCCCGGCTTTCGCCGGCGGCGGCTTCCTCGGCCAGAATGCGCCGCAAGGTTTCCAGCGGCGATAGGCCCATGCGGTGATTCAGCGGGTTGTAGCCGGCGAAGTGCATGACCTCACTGAGCGCGAAGGTCTTGCGCTGGCCGTTCGCCGTCCATACGAATTCGGTCGGGAGCAGCCCGCCGGCCACGAACATTTCCTCCGGGGGCAACCGCACCAATCCGATCTGCGGCCGGCCGGCGATATCCTGATAGCGCACCTTCAACAGATAGGCGTTGAAGTAGATTCCCATGTCGCCCATCAGCGATTGAAACAAGCGATAGCTCGTGGTCGATGGGTTCGGAAACTTGAGCCAGGTGGCCAGCTGGTGATCGCTGAGCCGCATCCGATCGGTGTCACTCACCCGCCGGTACACGTGCAAGGCCAGCTGCGCGATGTTGCGCGCGAGAAAGTCGACGCAGGTGCGGACGTTCGGTTGCCGCGCGTAGAGTTCCGCGTAGGCGGCTGAGTCGCCGTAGAGGCTCAGGCCATTCGAGGATGACCAGCCGGCGGCGCCGCTCTGGGCCGCGGGCGTCGGCGTGAACGACTGCACCACACCGAAGCTCTGGACAATCGGCATTGACTTAGGATGAAAACAGCGGCGGTTCTGGGCGCGGTCCCGGCATCAGGTCGGGCGGCGGTGCCGGCGGCGTGACTTCGGCGGCGGGCGCTGGTAGCCGCTGGTCCTCAAGAAACGCCGCGTCACTGTCAGGGATGGTGATGGTGCTGACGGTGATGCGGACGGCGCGCGCATTGGAGGCGCCGGGTTCATCGTGCATGGTCATCCTCCGCCTGCGGCACCGTGGCGGTCAGGCGCTGCACGAAGGCGACGGTTGATGCGTGAATCAGCACGTCGCCGTCGATGTGACCGGGCGGCTTGCCGGTAACGAGGACCGTGCAGTCCCGCATCACCCACCAGCTGCCGCGGGTGCGCCACAGCAGGCCACGGATCGCCATCTCTTTGTCATGCTTGAAGTTGACCACGCAGACATCGAGCAGCGCCGGGTGCTGCCACCATCGCCACGTCAAGGCGATAGTCTGAGCGGCTGACCTCAGCCCGTCGAGTAGACAAAAGTTGACAGGGCTAAGACCCTGCTCATCGTCGTTTCCCTCCTGTCAGTCATCCTCGTCGTCTGGCGGTTCCAATCGGATGCCGCCGCCGACCCGATGCACGCCGACCTGGCGTTGTTCGCGGACCCGGCGCCACACGCTCTGCGGGTGTAGCCGCGCGACGGCCGCGTATTCCTTCACCGTCATCAGGCGGGCGCGTCGGCGCGCCAACTTCGCTTCGTCCTCGTCGGTGCGGTCACGTTTGTTGGTCATATGGTCACCAGTACCGGATCATCGGCCGGCCCATCGTCCCCGACCGCGGCCAGCTTGCGCGCGATGAGCGCGGCGACGACCGGGTCGATGCGACCGCGGCTCCGCTTCTTGGTCGGGTAGATGTTGTCCTTGTTGTCGCGCTGGACGACGGCGTTGCTGATACACCACCCCATGAGCGGGTGCCCACCGGCGTCAACCAGGGCGTCGAGGACGTCGGCCTCAAAGTCCTTGGAGGGCGCGCTCATCTGCGCGAGGGTCTGCGGGACTTCGATGACGGGATAGCCGTCCGTCTCGCCGAGATCCTTCATGAGGTTCCCCGCGTTCCAGGGGTCGACACCGATCTGCTGGACGTCGTAGCGGTCGGCGGCGAGCTGCACGAGCTCGCGCACGGCGTCCTGGTCGATGCGGTTGCCGGGATTGGTGCGGAGGAAGCCCTGCCGCACCCACGTCTCGTAGGGGGCGCGGTCGCGGTGCGCCCGCTCGACGAGCGAGTCCTCGGGCGTCAAACACCACGGAATGATCCGCCAGGTCACGTCGTCGGTGGTCTCGTCCGGTGGAAACAGCAGCACGACGGCGGTCAGGTCGATCTTGCTCGACAGGTCGATGCCGATGAAACAGGCGCGGCCGCGCAGGTCGTCTTCGGACCAGATCGTCTGCCCGCGGCGCCAGCCGTCCAGCGACAGCCAGGGCGCATCGGCATTCACCCACAGGTTCAGACGCTTCTGCTTAAAGGTGGCGGCCGCGGCTGGCATGTTCTTCGCCTTCGTCGCCAGCGCGCGCATGTCGTCGACTTTCACGGAGACGCCGTAGTTCGGATTGGCTTTCGCCCAAGTCTTCTCGTCCAGCCAGTCGTCCTCGGGATCGGCGTGCGCGATGAACGCGAAGTAGGTGTCGTCCGCAATGACGCCGTCGAGGATCTTGCAGGCGTAGTCGTGTTCGTCGCCGCACGGCGACACCGGATCGTTCCCGGCAGTCGTGATCTTCAGCATCAACGGCTGTCGGCGCGCCGCCATCGCCGTTTCGAGGACGTCGACCAGGCCGCGGGTCGTATGCGCGTGGTACTCATCGATCAGCACGAAATGCACGTTGAGGCCGTCCGTGGAATCGTAGTCAGCCCCCAGTGGCTCGAGCTTGGATTCCGTGTCGGCCCGGTGGAGGTTGCCGACGCGCACCTGAATGCGCGACTTCAAACCGGAGGACTGCACCAGCTTTTTCGCATCGTTGAACGCGATCTTGGCCTGATCGCGTTTGACGGCCCCGCAGTAGCCTTCCGCACCGGGCTCGTTGTCGAGAAACGTGAAATAGTTGGCGTTGCCGCCGCCGATCAAGGTCTTCCCGTTCTTCCGCGGCACCTCGACGTACGCCTGCCGAATCCGGCGCAGCCCGGTGAGCGGGTCTACCCAGCCGGCCAGCGATCCCTCAATGAACTGCTGCCACGCGGCGAGCGCAATCGGCTGCCCGGCCCATTCGCCCTTGTAGTGCTTCAGCCGAGAGAAATACGTGATGATGCGGTCGATGCTGGGCTCGTGGAACGTCCACGCAAAGGTGCCCGCCTGTTCACGATCACGATCCTCGAGATGCCGGAGGCAGGCGCGCCGGTGATACTTGCCCGCGGGGATGTCGCCGTCCACGACGGCGCGCGCGTAGCCGTCGATCGACTCGATGTTCGTCACACTTTGTGTCCACGAATCACCGACAGCGGGGCGTCGAAGTCGCTCCATTCGTCCTGCGGCCGCTCGTCGGCGACCACCGGCCGTCCGTCCGGCATCAGCCGGAACCGCGACCAGCCCATTTCCACACGCTGCAGCATGCCGCGGTGATCCGGACCGGCACAGGTCAGCGGCGCCGCCTCGAGCTTTCGAAGAATCACAATGTTCCGGCAGAGGCAGGCAAACGCCATCGCCGTCGCCGGCGTCAACGTCTGCTCGGCCAGGGCGAACGGCGCCAGCGCCTTCCAGATGGTGAGGGCATCGGCCGGCAAGTCGGTCGGCGGCTTCACACGCGCGTGCGCGCGGCTCGATGCTGGCGCTCGCGGCACCGGCCTCGGGCCGGACGTCGCGCCCGACAACCAATTTGCCTGTGGGTCCCGACGCTTGCGTCCGGCGCCAGGACGGGCGCCACCGCTGCGGCCCTTCACCCCCGCCATATGAATAGCCCTCTCATTGGATTACGCCTTTCGAATGGCCCCGTGCACGAGCGAAGG